AGACGCTCGGCGCGACCCAGTCACACGAACAGGCGCTCGACGCCGTCGCCGGCCAGACCGAAATGGCCGAGAGCGAGGCCGCCCGGCAGCACGAGAGCGGCGAGGCCGAGGCCGGCCGCCAGTTCGAAAGCGGCGAAGCCGAAGCCGCCCGGCTGCACGAGGCCGAGCAGGCCGACGCTGACCGGGAAATGGCGGCCGAGCAGGCCGAAGGGCCAGAAGAGGGCTAGACAGAACGCGCACACCTTGCAAAACTGCCCCCGGCGCGGGTCTACGGCCGCGCCGAGGCTTCGATACCGTAGGGCATCATTCTCTGAAGCGTTGCTCCCCGTTGACCAAGCGGCCCCCCGTGCCATCGGGGGGGCATACCGTTTCTCTCCAGCGGGCGTGAGCGGCCGGGACAGCGAGTGGTGCCCTGCGGTGTTGTCACGAGACGTAGCGAAAGGCACGAATGGCAATCAATCCGGTGATGCCGGACAACGCGGCGGTCGAGACGACGGACTACGGCGAAGGTGCCCCGAGACAGGAACCCACGCCGACGCCGGAGCCACCACCGCCCGTCAGGGAGCCGAGCGAGGAACCGCCCTCGGAACGACTCCCGGAACTCCCGGAGTTACCGGACGAGCCGGCCGACGACGAGCAGGAGCAGGACAAAGCCAGTCAGGCCGGTAAGGAACTGGCGAGTCGCAAGAAGGGCTTGGAAGGCCGCAAGCAGACCATCCAAGAGCAGATCAACGCGCTGGTGCGGGAACGGGGCGAGGTCACTCGCGAGACGGAACGGGGCCGCGCCGAGCGGGCCGAGTTACAGCGGGAAATCGAGACGCTTCGGCAGCAGAAAGAGCGGGCCGCCCGGGGCGAGACAGACAGCCGGCCGTCGCCGCCACCGGATGGCCGCGACCCCGGGTATGACCCGCGTGACCCGGAGCCGCAGGAAGGCGCGTTTCAGGACTACACGCAGTTCCAGCGGGCGCTGACCGGCTGGGCGGCTCGCGTCGAACTCCGGCGCGAACGCTACGGCGATCAGCAGCGGGCACAGGCGGCCCAGCGGGCCAGTTGGGAAGCGAAGCGACAGGAAAGCTATTCGACACGGTATCAGGCGTTCGCGAAAGCGAACCCGACGTTTGAGCAGGAGATTAACCGGGAAGACCTCCTGCTGGCCGCGCCAATGGTAGACGCCATCAAGGACTCCGAAGTGGGGCCGCAGATGCTGCTCTATCTGGCTCGCAATTCCCACGAAATCGACCGCATAGCGGCGCTGCATCCGGTGTTGGCCTACGGCGAGATGAAGAAGTTAGAAGCACGGTTGGAAGGCGCTCACTCTGGCTCGCCCCCTCCCGTCGCCCAACATAGCAAGGCTCCCGCCCCCATTAAGCCAGTGGGGAACGTGGCGAGCCGCCAGTCAGACGGGAACGACATCCCCGGCGACGAGGTGGACGTGGACGAGCATATTCGTCGCATGAACCAGCGCGACGACCAGCTTCGCAAACGTGGCCTCAATCCGCGCCGGACGTATGGCGCCCGCCTCTGACGACCAGCGCGGATAATCCGCGCAGGAGCAGCCCGTGAATACTATTGCGAACTCCAAATGGGTGACGACCGAGGTTGCCCGGGGATTCGTCAACTCGCTCGTGTTCCTCGCCAACGTCAACCGCACCTACGACGGTGCGTATGTCCAGAATGGCGCGAAGGTCGGGAACACGGTGCAGGCACGACTCCCCCAACGCTTCTATGCTGCCGATGGGCAGGCCATGCAGATTCAGCCGCTGTATGACCAGACGGTGCCGATCAGCTTAACGAATCAAAAGCACGTCGCCTTCTCGTGGTCGAGCGCCGAAGAGACAACGGAACTCGACAACGTCCGCACCCGCTTCGTGCAGCCCGGTGCCGATGCGCTCGCCAACGTCGCCGACGTCTTGGCGATTCAGGCGGTCTACAAGGACGTCTACCAGTCCGTCGGCATCCCCGGCGTCACCCCCTCGGCCATCCAGACGTTCCTGAACGCGGGCGTCAAGCTGACCGATAGCGCGGCCCCGCTCGGCGGCCGTGTGGCGGTCTTGGACACCTTGGCGATGGCGACCATGGCCGGCACGTCGGCCGCGATGTTCAACCCCTCAGCCATCCAGAGCGAGAACTACCGCGAAGGCATGTTTGGCCGCAGACAGTTGGGCATCGAGGAGTGGTATCAGGATCAGAACCGCCCGGTGCATGTGACCGGCTCGTTTGGGGCTTCGACCCCGATTGTGGTCGGCGCGGGCCAGACCGGCACCACGCTCAACACCTCGGGCTGGGCGACCGGCGCACGGCTCAAGAAGGGCGACGTCTTCACCATCGCGGGCGTGACGCAAGTCAATCCCCAGAGCTACAACGACGTCGGCCGCCTGCAGCAGTTCGTGGCGACGGCAGACGGCGTCGAGGCCGGCGGCCTGATGACCCTCCAGATCCAGCCCCCGATCATCCTCGGCCCCTCATCCCAGCAGACGGTCAACGCGGCCCCCTCGGCCGGCGCGTCCATCGGGGTGCTCGGTGCCTCGTCAGCGGTCGGCGGCACCCTCGTGGCGACGAGCAGCCCGCAGTCGTTCGTCTTCCACCCGGACGCCTTCGCGTTCGTCATGGCTGACCTCATCAAGCCCGGTGCCGGCGCGAAGTCCTCGGTGGCTCGCAGCAAGCAATACGGCTTCTCGGTTCGCATGGTCGAGCAGTATCAAATCGGCTCCGACCAGAACCCAACCCGGCTCGACATCCTGATCGGTGCGGCCACATTGCAGGCGCGGCTCGCGGCCCGCGTCTGGGGCTAAGGAGACAGGTAGCAATGGCTCTCATTCGCACCACGCTCGCCTCGGAGCTAAAAGTCAACGACACGACCATGTCGGTGACGAACACCGCCGGGCTGATGGAAGGCATGGGCGTCAAGATCGACGCCGAATGGCTCCAGATCACCACGGCCTACAAGGTCGGGCAGGCGACCACGCTCGTGCCTGTCCTCAGGGGCCGGAACGGCTCGGCCGGCGCAGATCATGCGCTCGGCGCGTCGGTCACTATCGGCACGGCCGCCGACTTCGCTGACCCGCCCGCGCAGTCACCGGTGGCGGTCAACGCGCCGGCCAATCGGGTCAGGGAAATCAAGAGCGTCGGAGTCGCGGGGGCGCTGCCCCTCCCGAAGCCCGGCACTGACCTGTTCGTGATGCTGACCGGCACCGCGCCGCTCGCGATGACCCTCGCCAACCCGGGCAAGGATCAGGACGGCGACATCCTGACCGTCTCCAACATCAGCCCGGCCGCGCACACGGTGACCTATGCCGGCGGCTTCGGTGGCGTGGCGGCCTCGGACGTGGTGACGTTCCCGGCGGCTCCGGCCTCGGCGGCGTTCACGGCGATTGCCTGCAACGAACGCTGGATCAACTTCGGCGGCGGCTCCCCGCCTCCGGCGTAGGCGGTCTTGCATCGGGTCGGGGCCATGGCGGCCCCGGCCTCCCTTACTTTTCACGAGGTTTGACATGACGACCGCCAAAGACCGAGACGACCGCGACGACAAGGACGACAAGGACACCCCGAAGCGCACCAAGAAGGACGCGACCCCGGAGGCCTTGACCTTCCCGAAGACGCTCTACCACGAGGACGGCCGGACGACGATGGTCGCCAACGCGGCCGAGGAAAAGACGTGGACGAAGGAAGGCTTCAGCGACTCGCCGCTGGAGGGCGAGATGTATCGGCAGCCGGGCACGTCGGAACCCCCGATTGCTGACCCGCGACCCAACTACTACGTCGCCCCGTGGACACGGGAAGGCGTGGCGGCCAAGGAAGCCCGCGAGGCCAAGGACACGGCCACGCCGAGAGCCAAAGGATAATCCAACATGCCGATGATCATTTCGCCCGACTCGGAACTGGGAAAAGAACTCGCCAAGTGGGACATCCCCAAAAGTCAGGGCGGGATGCGGTGTGACGGCTACGAGCCGTATCCGAAGATGCTCTACAAGGCCGACCGCTACCCCGGGTCTGGCAAGGTGATGGTGGCGCATCCGCTGGCCGGCACGGGCGATGCCGTGGCGGATGCGTTTTCGGCGCGGTGCTGGCGCACGGTGAAGAGCGCCGAGGAACACGAGTCGGCGGCCCGGGTCGGCTGGTGTGACACGCCGGCCGAGGCGCTGGCGGCGTTTGAGAAAGCGGCGAGGGCCGAAGCGGACGCCGCCGCGAATGCCGCGTTCCACGTGAAACGCATGAGCGAGAAGGCCCAGCAGGAGTTCGCGGACGCGCAGGACGCGGCCGAGTTTCACGCGCCCGACCCGCCGGCCCCCAAGCTCCCGGCGAAACGGTCGCACCACAAGAAGGTGGAGAAGGCCGAGCCGCCTGCGTGAGTGCCTACAGCGACAAGGTCATCGCGGACGGTGCGACGAATTACTGGCGGCTGAACGAGACGAGCGGCACGTCAGCAGTCGATGTCGTCGGCGCGAAAAACGGCACCATCAGCGGCGGCGTGACGCTCAATCAGGCGGGAGCGTTGACGGATGGCGACAAGGCGATGACGTTTGATGGGACGGGACAGATCGCGTTGCCGTCGATCACGACGCCCGTGGGCTGTAGTGTGGAAGCGTGGGTCAAGAGCGCGACCGGCAGCGGCGACGACATGATCTGGACGAATCGCAATTCTGGTGCGTCCACGAATACCTACTTACAACTCGCGTCGGGGCAACCCCAATTCGGGAACAACAGTAATGTCGTGGCGTGGTCAGCGACACGCATTGACGACGGCCAGTGGCACCATCTCGTCGGCGTCAGCACGGGCACACAGTTAGACCTGTTTGTGGATGGGGTGTTACGCAGTGTGCCCAATGCGTTTGCGTCACCCGCGAAGACCGGCACCGGCTATATCGGGCGCGATGACTTCGCCGGATTCGCGACCGCGACGATTGACGAGGTGGCGCTCTATCCCACGGTGCTCAGTCCCGCGACCATTGCCGCGCACTACACGCTCGGCACGACGGTCGCGAGCGGGAGTCGCCCGCCATCTTTCGGTTACTGGAAAAAGGTCTGGAGTGCCGCATGAACGCCGCGTTCAACGTCTGGAAACCGATTACGCCGAGCAACACGCTTGACCTCGACGCCCTGACCGACTCGCTCTGGGTCGGCGGGGGTGGCGACGTCGCGGCCGTGCAGCAGAACAACGTGGTGCAGGTGTTCCCCGCCGTCCCGGCAGGCTCGTGGCTGCCGCTCAAGGCCCGGCGCATCAACGCCACCGGCACGACCGCCACCGGCCTCGTCGCGCTCTACGAAGTGTAGGGACGGCCATGCCGTTCGACCAGCACCGAAACCTCGCCATCTCGTCGGTGGCGGTGGCTCCAGATCCGCCTCATATCGGGAACACGCTCCGCATCCAGTGGGAGCACGTGAACCTGTGGCCGCCGGCCCCGTTCAACGTCACCATCTGGACATACGGCACCATCCCGACGATACAGACGGCCGAGGTGGCTCGCGTCACGGCCATCAACGGGAACGAGTTCACGATTGACCGTGCTCAGGAGACGACCTTTGCCCGGATGATCGAAGTCGGCGACCTGATTGCCGAAACCATCACGGCCAAGGCGCTGCAGGACATCGAGAGCGGCACCAACTTCCCGCTGATTACGACGTCCGGGGCCATTACGTCGGCCACCAGCGTCAACGCGCCGGTCGGCGACTTCGACACCGTCAACGCTGGCACGGTGAACGTCAGCGGCAATGTCGAGGTCGATGGCAACGTCAACGTCGATGGCAACGTGACGGCCACGCAAGTGGAGGCCTCCTCGGTGACCGCCGGGCAAGGCACCTTCACCGAGGTTCACGCGACGTCGGTGGAGGCCACGGCCTCGGTGTCTGCTCCGCTCGGCCAGTTTGGCGGCCTCGGCACCACGCCGATCAACCCGGCCAACATCGTCGCCCCCATCCCCGACGCCAAGCTCTCGGTCAACGTCCTGAAGCACACCGGCGGCTACCCGGGGGGCACGGCGAACTTCCTGCGAGCGGACGGCACCTTCGCGGCGACCCCGATCAACGGCGGCATCCCGGCGCTCCATGCACCAACCCACGCGCAGGGCGGCACCGACCCCGTGGACGTCAAGGGGCTGACGGGCTACCCCGGCGGCACCACGCAGTTCCTGCGAGCGGACAAGACGTTTGCGACCCCGACTGGCAACGCGCCCGGCCTCCACGCGCCGACCCACGCCATCGGCGGCAGCGACCCGGTGGTTAAGACCTTCCGCACGAGCCATACGTGGGGTGTCCTTGGCGACCTGACGGCTATCACGGTGCTGCCGTCGTTCTTCGTTGACCTCGTCGCTCCGCAGACCACCAAGATCGTGTCGATTGTTGGGCGGATTGTTTCCGGCACGAGCATCTCGGCGCAAGTGCGAGTCAACGGGGCCAACGTCGGAACGCCCATCTTGATGGTTCCGACTCGCCAAGGCCTCGTCCTGAACCAGACGCTGGCGGTGAACGACGAGGTTACCGTCCTACTTTCCGCTCCGGTTGGTACCCCGACCACGCTCAGTGCGACGGTGAATCTGGAGCACACGGTCTAGCCGATGGGCCTCTATGTCGAGTTCGTCGTCGTCGGTGGCGGGGGTGGCGGCGGTGGCAGCATCGCCGAACAGAACTGGGGCGGTGGCGGCGGTGGCGGCGGCGGTATCCTCCAGAGCGCCATCGATGCACCGTGGTCAACGGCTTGCTCGGTCGTTATCGGCGCGGGTGGCGCAGGCGGCATTGGCAACAGTGGCGGCAACGGCATGGGGAAGAACGGTGGCGACACGGCGGTCTACAACATCACCAACTGGGCTTACGGCGGCGGTGGTGGCGGTGGGGCTGACCGGGAGTTCCAGACCGCAAAGGCCGGGTTATCTGGCGGCAACGGCGGCGGCGGCGCGAACGCGGCTGGCGGCAACCCCACGCAGGGTTATAAGGGCGGCATTGGGTTATCCAACTGCTCCGGTGGCGGCGGTGGCATGACGCAGGCTGGAGCCAATGGCTCGCAGGGCACTGGCGGTAAGGGCGGCGACGGCCTCGCCAATTACTTCACGGGCGGTGTCGTTTACGGCGGCGGCGGTGGTGGTGGCGGTGACAGCAGTGAGCCGAGCGGTATTGGCGGCAACTATGCCGGGGGCAAGGGCGGCATCCTCCAGCAGAATGGCGGCGGTGGCGGGTATTACGGGGCTGGTGGCGGGGGCGCAGGCGTCCGAGCCAACCTCAATGGCGGTGCGGGCTATCAGGGCATCGCCGTGCTTCGTTACGCCGGGCCGCAAATCTGCACGGGCGGCACCGTCAGTTCCTACGGCGGCTACACCGTTCACACGTTCACAACCAACGGGACGTTCACGACCCCGGCGGCCCCGGTGGTGCCACGCATCGACAACCTCGATGCCTTCACCTACCGGCAGGGCACGGTCAACCTCTACTCGCACGTCTACGGCGCGGGCCTCGTCAGCGGCACGTATGGGGTCTTCACCCCGGCCACCGGCTGCTCGGCTCCGTTCGCCGCGCACGGCGGCGACTCGCTGATTGCGCTCTATTTCAACATCGCGGCGGATGCCCCGCTCGGGACGCGACAGTTCCAAGTCCAGAACCCCAACGGCACGTCGAACGCCGTCACGGTCACGATCATCCCGCCGCTGCCGACGCTCACGGCCATCAACACCTACGGCAGTGGAGCCGCGCAGGCGTTCATGGGCATCAAGGAGCGCATCTTCCTAACCGGGACGAACTTCCTCGCCGGAGCCACGGTGAGCGGCCCCGGGTTGACGTTTTCTAACGTGGTGATCACGAGCGCCACCCGGATTGACTGCGATGTCGTTGCCTCCGGCCTTGGCGACCAGCCGGTGACGGTGACGACGAGTGGAGGGGCCAGCGGAACGCTCCCGCTCACGGTCTTCCCGGCCGCCGGTAATTCCAGCCTCAACATGGGGGTGTTCATCGACGTCCTCCACGGGGCGTTGAGTAATGGTCACCCCGGCGCACTCGGCACGATGCTGACGGTCGGGGCACAAGACCGGCTTGTGACGCATCTGGGTCGGTTCAAGCACAGTGGCAATACCGGCAAGCACACGATCCTGCTTCGGGAAGGTTACGCCCTCGCTGAGATAGCCCGGGTGACGGTCGATCTGGCGGCAGGCACCGTGGGCCAATGGAATTACGTGGCGCTGCCGACTCCCGTGAAGCTGAAGGCCGGGACTTACTACTTCCTCTCGGACATGACCGTGGTCTACGGCGGCGATACGTGGGCCAACATCTCGGTGCTCGCACCGGACGGCAAGGCGACGGTGCAGGGCATCTTGACCGAAGTGTCCTCGATGTACAACTTCACGCTATCGCCAACCCAGCGGACGGACTCCCTGTCGCTCGGCTACCGGTTCACGGCGAATGCCGCTTATGGCGTGATGGCGCTGGGGCGATGGAAAGCACCGGGCAACAGTCTGGCGCATCGCGTGGTGCTGAAGGACGCCGCCGGGACGATCATCCGTAGCACGATTGTGGACTTTACGGGCGGCAAAGGCGTTCCGGGCGCGTTCAACTACGGGCTTATCCAGTATTACGAGCTAGTCACCGGGGCGGTCTATTACGTGTTGTCGGAGGAGTCGGGTGGAGATGCTTGGTATGAATATCCAAACACGGTCAACCCGTGGCCCGGGCTTTCGATCACGGCAGGAGCCTACGAAAACTATCCGGTCGTTAACGGAACGCCGCCATTTGGGATTGCGGGCAACGCGAACACGATGTATGTCGGGGTGGATATTCTCTCGACGGTCGCGGGGCCAAACAATTACTCCGAAGCCTATGTGACAACGAACCTGAAATGGATCGCCAGCGGGCAGCCGATGGCAATGATCATCTAACCAGAAAAGGAACCGACGATGCCAACGACACCTCGCTCACAATCCGCGCTCGCGACCGACCAGAACTTCCTGAAGCGGCTCTCGTCGCTGCTCCTGAGCGAAGCCATCGTCGTTGCCGGGGAAGCGGCTCCCGACCCGCCGCCAGACCCGCCGACTGCGACCTACGACAAGCGGAAGATGCTGGCGCACCAGATCATCACCAACCCGGCGTTTATGACCCAGTCGCTGGCTCACACCGTCTGCAACGCGACCAACTTGGTGGCGGCCGAGACGACCTACAACTTTGAGGCGCTGGCGGTCGAGACGAGCGCCTCAGACGCGGAAATACGCTCACAGATTGCTACCCTGTGGGACGTCATGGCGGGCGTCTGATGTTTGCCGCGATGACGTTCGCCGGGACGGCGTTTGCCGGCCTGAGTCTCTTCGCCCAGTTCCGGCCGTGGCTCGGGATGGAAGCGAACCGGGCGACAGGCTGGCGCATCCAGCGCATTTGAAGGAGGCCTCGTGATACGCAACAAGCCGAATCAGGTAGCCGGCGCTCAGGTCATCCACGCCCTGTCGGGCGTCGGGTTTGACGGCCCGGTCATCTGCTACGTGACCGGCGACGGCGGCACCCAGACGCAAGGTGAAGTGAACGGCGGCATCGCCACGCACGAAGGGAAGGGCTACTACACCTACCGACCGAGCGCCGACGAGACGAACTTCGCCACCGTGGCCTTCACCTTCGAAGGCGTCGGGGGCGTCACCGCGTCCACCACCTACGACACGTTCACGCCGGCACAGGAGCGGATGCTGGCCGGGGTGACGACGGCCGGCCTCGGCGCGATGACCTGCCGCGACCTGCTGACGGCTGCCCTCCGGCGCATCGGGGTGGTGGCGCAGGGCATCACCCCGCAGGCCGAGACGCTGCAGCAGGCGCTGATTGCGTTCAATAGCTATGTGGACTCGCTGGCGGCCAACCGGATGCTGCTCTACGGCGAGACGCGGACGACGTGGGCCTTGGAGCCGGGGAAGATGACCTATCTGGTCGGCCCGGGGCAGGACATCGACCGTGCCCGGCCGGTCTATCTGGAGCAGTTTGGCTCGGTGTCGCCGCTTCGCTACATCGACACCAATAACGAGTTTCTGGAAACACCGCTAACGCTCCTGACCGAGGCGCAGTGGCGGGCCGTGTCGATGAAGGGCATGACCGGCACCCTGCCGGGGTCAGCCTACTACGACCCGACCTATCCCTTCGGCACCCTCCACCTGTGGCAGACACCGACGTCCGCCTCGCTGATGGGCGTGATGTATGCGCCGACCGCGATGGGCGAATACAACTACGACGACGTCGTCTCGCTGCCGCCCGGCTACCGGCGGTTCCTCATCACCAACCTCGCGATGGAACTGTGCGCCGAGTTCGAACGCGAGCCGCCTTCGACGCTGCCGGCGCTGGCGCAGCAGGCCAAGGCCGACGTCGAGCGGGCCAACATCGTGCTTCGGGACATGGCGACCGACCCTGTGTGGTCGCAGGGTGGTGCCGGCGTCTACAACATCTACAGCGATACCGCGACCCGATGAGGTTTCCCCTGTTCGTCAACGGCGCGTACCGGGCGTTGTCGCCGACTGCCGACGACGAGCAGACGACCAACTGGTATCCCGAGGTCTTAAAGCAGGAGGCACCGGGCGCGGTCGCGGAAATCGTCCTCTACCCGACGCCCGGCATCGAGACGTTCGTCACCGTGGCCGAAGCCTCCGGCGGCCGGGCCGCGTATGCGCTGAACGGGCGCTGTTTTTTCATCGTTGGCAACAAGCTGGTCGAGATACTGGAGAACGGCAGCTACGTCATCCTCGGCGACGTCGGCAACGACGGCCGGCCGGCGCAGATGGTGTCGAGCGGCCTCGGCAGCCAGCAGTTGCTCGTCGCCAGCGCCGGGCAGGTCTACTGTCTCGACCTGCTG